TTATTCGTCTGAGGCCTTTTCTTTTTCTTCTGCGTCGATGACGATTTGCTGACCGTCCGGCATGATAAACGCTAGCTTGCAACCGCAGAACTCGGCGACTTTTGCGAGATCGCTGGCGGACCAGCTTCCCCGGTTCATCTTATTCCCCATTGTCTGCTTGCTCATGCCAAAGCTCGCAGCCATATCAATCTGCTTTTTCCCACAGAGAGCCAGCAAGCCTTTTACCTTGTCCGATACAGACATATAGAACGCCTCCTTTCTGTACTTTTCATAGTACATCAAAAACATGAACTTGTCAACTTTAATGGTTTGAAAAATAATCAAAAAAAGTTTATCTAAAGAGTTGACAAGTAAATCAAATTGATGTACTATATACTCGTAAGGCAGAGGTAAACAACTCCCGAGTGAAAAGCCTCTTACGAAAGGAAGTGAGGACTTGAACGAAATGACTACCGCCGAGCTCAATCAGTATCTCGAGAACATCGCAAAGCTGATTGAATCGAACGCGAAAGACGCCGAAGCCGCCGCTCAAATCGTTCGAGATAGCAAGATCAAGGCATAAAAAATGAGCGGCCGCCCCGTCAAGAACGCCGCTCAAACACCCCGAAAGGCGAGCCGGGAGCCTTACCCCGGCCGCCTTGATTATAACCGAGTAAGGCAAAAAAATCAAGGAGGAACGCAAAATGATGGAAAACTGGGAGATCATCCACGAAATGGACAATGAGGACGGAACACCTACCTGTTATGCAAAGCGGTTCGGTAGCCAGTGGTGGTGGGTCACGCAGTTTTCCGACCGGTGGGCTGCGGAAACTAAGGTCAAAGCCTTCGACGAGCCGGAGCTCGTGAAGGTCAAGAACTTCAAGTCGGCTAAAACCGCTATCCGCTGGGTTGAAAACAACCACCAAGACTGGACGCAAAGCGCGTGGGAATAAGGAGGAGTCACCATGAAACTGACCGACCTGCTCTACAAGGTGTATGAGAACACTACCGTTTGGATTTCGGAAGATCCATCCATCTCCGAGGGCATTTACTTCGGGCCAGCTAAGGAGATCACACTCCGCACCGCGGCGGCCTATGAAGTCGTAGAGGTTTACCCCGAGCACTATCCGGCTATCGGAAATCTCGTTGGTATCACCGTCATCGTCAAGAAAGCGTAGGGTTGATTTATGAACAGAGAAAGGCGTAAAACTCTGAAGATTATCCTCGGCCAGATGGATGAATTGACCAGCAAAATTGAGGAGGTCAAGGAAGCGCTGCAGGAGGTCATTGATGATGAAGCGGAGGCTCTCGGCAATCTTCCCGAATCGCTTCAGGAGGGCGAACGCGGCGAGCGGATGCAGGAATGCATTGACGCTATGGAAGAGGTCGCAGACGCTCTAAATGAGTTGGACATGGATGACCTGCATGAGAAAATTGAGGAAATTGCTCTCGGGTGAATAGCCCCGATAGCGTAAATGAAGAAGGGAGTATTTGTTATGAGAAAGACCTATATCGTGCACAAGTGCATTGATCCCATGTCAGTCAGAAGTCTTTGCATTCAGCAGCACTGGTACACCAGAGGGACTACGCTGGAGTACGAAGCAATGCTCCAAAGTCTGCTGGACGAGCATCATATGAGCCGAGATGATATTACCGATCAGGATATCATTGAGCTGGCGGAGAATATCGTTCAGCACAGCGATCTGGCGACTATGGATGATGACCCGGTTGTCTCTATCGCATTCGAGCTCGCCCGTCTGGTCACTACTATTTTTGAAGCTGTTTAACAAGTTCCCCGCCCCGGAGGTCACGAGGGCAGAAAGGAAATTATCATGACTAAGATTGAATATCAGAACTCCATCAAGACCCACTTGACCAAAGCCGAGGCCCTGTGTGCCGACCTGCGAAAGCTCCGCAATGTTAAGAAGCTCACTGCCGATCTTCCGGCCATTGAGGGCCTGCTGAACACCTCTGTGCTGGACAAGGCCATTGCCGACCGAGAAACCGATTTGAAGAAGATCCGCGCCGAGCTGGGCAAAGCGCGTCGGATTGTCAAGCACCTGGAGGAGATCGAGGCCATTGAAAACGGCACCGAGCCGATCAAGGCACCGGCAAAAAAAGCCCCGGCATCCAAGGCGGCAGAAAAGTCCACATCCGCCACCAAGGCGCTCAAGACCCCCAAGGTCTCCAAGGCCGCAGCGGCCCCGGCTGCCTAAGGAGGTGTTCGGCATGACTTATCTGAAAATCCTTTCCTATGCCCGCCGGGGGATTCGCGCCGAGATTGACAACTACCGTGAAATGCAGACCAAAGCTCTGGAGGGTGCTGGGGCATACCCCGAAGCTAAAGCCATGGCTGACAAGATACAGGAAATGATTGACGCACTGGAGGTCGATATGGCTACCATCGACGAGCTCCAGGATATCCACGACAGAAAGTGAGGAAATACCATGGAGAATAAAAGCTGGACCGTCGTCTACCGAAACAGGTGGACAAACCAGACCGTCACCGCCGCAGTGCTCGCGCCGACCTTGGAGGAGGCGACACGGCAAGCCCGTGCCAACGCCGAAGTGAACGGTTGTAAAAACTGGCGCATTGAATCCATTGAGCCGCACGAGGAAACGCTGGCGCGGATCCTCATTACCGAGTTTGCCAAGGAGCAGGAGGGCGGGCACTTTGCCTGCCCCCGCTGCGGGAAGATGGCGATGGATACTGAAAGTGTCACGCGAAACGCACTCAGCCGCCGGGCGACGGTCTATATCTGCGACGCCTGCGGCACCGAGGAAGCGTTGGAGGATATGCTGGGAAACAGGATGCCGCTGGTCGCGTGGGCTATTGCACAGACCCCGGAGCTATGGAGGTGCGAATGAGCAGAGATTGGACGCCCGAGGAGTTGGCGGAGGCCAGCGCCGCCATGAAAGCCCAGGGCAATATGAGCTATGAGGAATTTTGCAATGAGCTGAACGACCCCAGCCGTGCAATATACACGGTGAAGGTGACTCTGGCCGATGGAAACACCATCACCACGAGGATCAACGGGACCCCGAACGACATCATGAAATACTACCGCATCGGGAATTTCATGAATGTCGGCTGCACAGGCGATGACTGGTCGCAAATCCAGGCAATCGAATTTCTGAAAGCCGAAACACCTTCGCCAAGCCCCCTGAGAGATAATCTCCTCGTGACGATTGGGAGCCGAGCTGCTTACATGGACGCTGTAGGCCTCATCACCCTGCCGACCGGCTCCCGCGGAGAAGATGTGTTGGCCCGGTTCGCCGGGGAGCTGGCAGATGCATGGGTTGGGAGCGAAGCAGATACGAGCTTTGATGAGTATATCGAAACCGCCTTAGCTGCTCGCTTTCCGAGAGACAATCGGAGGTGACGCGGTGACCATCCCGCCCAATGCCCTCTCTCGCCCCTCTGCGCGAGTTGCAACGGCATGAAGTAGAGGAAGGCGGACGTCTACCCTCCGAGGTGTGAAAATCGCTCTATAGCGATCTCAGACGAATACGCGCAAAGCAAAAAATACCCCATCACAGGATAAAAATCCTGCGAAGGGGTATTTGTCATAGTGGCGCTTGTCATAATCCCCGGCTTTTCCCGTGTCCAAATTGAACACCGTTACTTCACAATCCTATCCAGCAGCGCGAACACCTCGCTGCGGGTGATGGGATCATCGAAGCGAGTATCTTCAATCTCCACACCCTTTGCTTTCAGGCTGTCAAAATGCTTCTGCGCCCAGTGCTCTTTTTCCGGCTCCACCGGTTCATCGTCCGGCTTCTCCTCCGGCTCATCGTAAGCCAACCCCAGCGTATCCAGAATTCCCTTTGCATACGCCACGCCAAACGCCTGCTGCTCGGCCAGCGTGTCGGCCTGCGCGGCGTCGGCCTTGGTATCCACAAACACGCCCTCGCAGATGACCGCCGGTGCGACCGTCTCACGGATGAACGCATAGTAATCACCGCTCGTGCCCTGACGGGTTTTCACGCCGCGGCTGTTCTGGCCGATCGCCTTGACCTGTTTCTCGATGTTCTGCGCAAGCGTCTTGCCCGTGCCGCCGTGGATCGTGTGGAACACCTCGAAGCCGTCGCCACCACCACTGTTGTTGTGAATATCCACCGCCAGATCGGGCGCGTAGGCGTTGCACTCCGCGACCTCCTGACTGACCGTGTCGTTCTCGTCCTTTGTGCGCGACATGCACACATCCACGCCGTAAGCGGTCAGAAAATCGCGGCACGCGGTGGCCATCGTGAGATTGATGTCCTTCTCCACCAGATAACCGACCGCGCCGGAATCGCTGCCGCCGTGTCCGACGCCGATAAATACCTTCTTCTTGCCCATCGGTTTGCCCTCCTTGTTCTTTTTTCTCATACATACTACGCTGCACACCGGGCGGCCGTTCGCCCCCTCGCGCTCCGGGGCGAACAGATAGCCGTCACCGGCGCGGTACATGCCCGTCGAACCGCCCGCGTCCTGCACCAGCAGCAGGTCGATGGTATATCGTCCGGCGGCGTAGCGCGCCACCTCGTCCTCCGTGCAGCCGTCCGAGGACTGTACAACGATGATCCTACCGTCCGCCAGCTCTCCGATCATGTTGCGGCTGCGGCGCGTGGTCTTGTCCAGCGCCCGCACCACGTTGTCTTTCACCGCAACCTTAACACCCGCAACCACGTTGCCGGGGCTGACGGTCAACTTCTCGCTCGTGCCGCCGTAGCCGCAGTCCACGCCCTTGGCCTTGAGGTACTGCAAGGTGCGCCCGCGGATCACGCCGTACCGGTCGCTGCCGCTGCCCGTCATGTTAAACAGGCACAGGTTGTACACCACATCGGCCTGCTCCTCCGACGCCCATGTTTTGAGCGTCTTAGCGGGATAGGCCGGCGAGCCGTACGGCGTTGCCGCAAACCAGATATCATATTCTTTGGGGTCGTAGATGTCACATCGAATACTGCTCAACTATTATCACCTCGTATTTTGATGGCAGGATAAACAAAAAGCCCCGCCTTGACACAGGCGGGGCATGTGGTATAATATCTATACAAAGGGGCGCTGCCGACGAGCGGTTGACCCTACAGAGTTTTAGTCAAAATGACCGTTTACTTTGCAGGTAGGACGGTCATTTTGCATTTATGGTCAAAATATGTAGCAACAGAATTGCCCATATCAAAACTCGAAAGAGTTTTTTGCCCATACGCACCACCTCCTTTTTACAGGAGAGTGGTCAACCGCCCGCCGCTGGGAACGACAGCGCCCGACATATTATACCATCGCACGCTGCCCTATGTCAATTTGCCGCCTCCGGGCGGCTTTTGTTATCTTTTCAGCGGTTTTACATAACTGAGCGCACGGTCACTGTCCGTCAGACCGCTGGTGGTCGGGTCTACAAACACCGCCAGCACCGCCACAAACACCGCAGCGAGCTGATACGGATTGCCCAGCACCGCCATGATCTGCTCCCGCAGAATCTCCCACGAGGTAAACATGGACGGCTCCGCACCGATCGCTGTCAGCATCACCGACACAATGCCCACCCAAAACCACGGATTTTTCATTCTCACCGGAATATTTACTTTCATGTAAGTTCCCCTTTCACAGTCCAATGCGCCCGAGCAGGAATGCGATCACCGCCGCAAGCACTGCCCAGATGATCTTATCCGTTATCGCATCCCACCGCTTGGCGGGCTTGGCCTGCTGGCTCTCCTGCCATGCAAGCACCTTTGAAATATCTGCAATCATGGTTTTAAGCTGCTCATCCAGCCGCGCATCCCGCGCGATCTGCGTCCGCTGCCAGTCGTAAAAGTCGTTGTGGAATTTCGAGGACTTGTCCCGCCATTCTTCCAGCCGGTCTACGCGCTCGGCCAGCACCGCAACCTTTGCCGAGCCGATGCAGTCCAGCTCAGGGTTAATAATGCACTTATCCATAGGCAAATGGGGCGGTTCTACCCGCCCCGTCACCTCCTCTCAAATCACAGGCCGAGCAGCTTACGGTCATCCGGCGTCAGCAGCTTGTCCACACCGGTTTCAACGAACAGCCAATGCTTGTACTGCGCCCGCGCGAGATCATTGTGCTTCAGGCCGTGCCGATCGTCGTAGACGTCAAGCCTCACGCCAATCGGCGCAACCTCCTGCGTGATACTGCCGTCCTCCTGCCGCACACTCTTAGTGATCGCGGACAGTTCCTTGTGGTTCTTGATGTAGATGTTGTTCTTGTACATATTTTTACTTCCTTTCCGATTCGCTAAGTGCCGGGCTACGCCCGGTTGCTCACTGGACGCGCCTGCGGGCGCAGTCCGGGCTATGCCCTGTCGTGATTTACTTACGCCGCCGTGCCGCCGAACGCTTCCGGCACCAGCTCCGGCAGGCCGCATTCGTTTACCAAAATGTCCGCTACCTGCTTTTTCAGCTTCGCCGGTACGTCCGCAAATACCCACGGCTTCCGGGTTTTGGGGTTTTCCGCCTCCATGCAGATTTTGCTTGCGTATAACATTGCCATCATTTCCGTCTCTCCTTTCTCGAGAATAAAATATAGGTTTAGGGCGATGGCCGCCCAAAACTTACGCATAAACGATGTTGCCCATCTCTAACAGGCAATCCTCTAAAAAGGTTTGGTGCTGCGCCTGCAGCTCGTTCTGTGCCCGCAGGCGGGTTACTTCGGCCTCTAACACCTCAACCCTGCTCGGCGGCGGTGCGGGCAAAGCACTTCTATCCGCCGCAATCTCCTCCTCACTGCGCAGTACCGGCTTGCTGTCTGCAAGCTTGTATCGCGGGATACCGTCCGCTGTGAAGGTGCCGCCGTCAAAATAGTGACTTTGGCACAGGTTGTAGCGGTCTCCCGTACCCTCGTCAATATATATCCACCCAGATAGGTCTGCCGGTGTTGTGTATCCACCCTCACAGCGGATGATACGATTTTGTGCGTCAGTCTTGATATAGACCTTGCTCTTGGTGATAGTCATAGTGTCCCTCCTTACAAATCGGCAGAAGCGGAATAATGGACATAATATTCATAACCTATATCTAGGTTATTGCTTGAACAGAAAAATGACATTCGATTTTTTCCCCCGATCATTTCTTTAATATCAACTTCACCGCCCCCAGCCTTTGCCGCCTTCCCAACCTTCCCAGTGACAGGGGAATAAAATGTTATCGCTGGGGTAGTACGCATCGTCTGTGGAAATTGAATTTCTCGCGTTGAAAAATTGATTTGACTTATTGCAGTCATCACTATTTCATTGAGATATTTCTCTGGAGT